GAAGCTGCGAAATGACAGCCTGGGCCAGTTTCGGGTCACGTGAATGTTTGCGCCGCACCTCCTGTTCCATGTCGAACATGCGCACCGGGTCCCCAGCGCTTTGTGGTGCGTTCCCAGCCCATACGGCATCCGCCGAACGCATCGCTTCCTCATCGGTTGAAGAGACCTCCATTTTTGATGATAGGGACACTGCAGCTTTGTCAGTGAGGTCGTTTTTAACCTTGTCAAAATATGTGCGCGCCGCAATGTCCTGTCCGTTCGACAGCATCATGTCTATCACGTTGGTATGCAGCTGGCTGATAGCCTGTACACGCAAAGTTTCCACTGGTACGCCCTTACGTGCTGCTGTACGTTCAGCTGCCTTGCTTATGCGCAGCGCGGAAATTTCAAGTTCGCCAGGGCGACTCCAGGCCAGGGTGCCGCGCCGAATTTCCGTGGCTACAGTATCTTGGTCAACCTGATCCTCGTAGTTTGCCGTTTCCGTGGCAGTGTGGCGATAGAGCCCTGCATCGAACATGCGATTCGCGACAAGCATGCGCTGGGTGAACGCGTCCTGCTGTTCCTTGTTGGCAAGTTCGCCAGCAGTCTCTTTACCAGCTTCAAGCCTCTTGTCCCCGTATAGCTTGTATAAATCCTGCTTGAGAACGTTGCCACCTTTGATATTGGAATACTCGACTTCCATGTCAAGCAATTTGCCGCTGTAGGTGTTGTACGCCTCTTCCACACGGATAGTGTCCAGCCGCTGTTTCTCGCGCGCCGCCACTTGGTGCAATACATCACTGGCGCCTTGCATTGCGGCGCCCAGTTCCTCAAGCGCACGCGATTCATGGCCCAAGCGCGGCACTTCGATACCGATAGGGACAACACCGCGCCGCACTGACGGTGCTGGGCTTGCTCCTAAATCCTGGGCTGTTGGAAGTCTTGGCATGGTTTTCTACTTCCCACTAAACATACTGCCGTAATTGCTGAAGAATGACGCGCCGCCAGATAGAAGAGTGCTGAATGCCGATATATCGCCAGCTTTTGCGATGCTCTGACCCTCTGCTGTTCGTGCTGCTGCTGAAAACTCGCCAGTAGCGCGTAAAGCTTCAGCTGAAAATTCGTGCGTCTTTGCATCCTCCTCGCCCGCGTACATCGCCAGGGCAGCGCGGTATGCCCCCTCTCCGACTATGTCACCAATGATATTGGTCACGGTAGGGTCTGACGCACCAGCACCGCTTGCAGCCGCGACAGCCAGGGCGCGCGAAGCCAATATCCGGGTGTTTTTACGCTGCGCTTCCGCTTCGCGTTGCGCAACCGCGCGGGTTTGCCCGGCGATATACCCGTGTTGCGTCGCGCTGAATTCAGCTGACAACCTGGCTGCGGCTGCCGACGCGTTAGCTTGGCTCTGCGCGTCACTGGCTTGGCTTTTTTTCGAGCTCGCGCTCAGTAGCGTACTGCCGATACTGAACGCAGGCCCAACCCAAGCCGGAATAGCTGCTAACGCTGCCATCTGACATACTCCCTGCCCTGTACTCTCACAAAGCCAAAGTGCTCGAGAAAACGTTCTGAGCTATCGACGTCTTCCTCTGCATATGCGCTCACCCTCCACCCGCGTTCATCAGCAAGCTTGATCAGGCGCCGCGTAACGCGCATCAGGGTAATTGGGTGTGCTGCACGGATAGCGCGTGACGAGTCGGAATAGATGAGCATGGAACCGTCAACCCTGCGGGTCAGTCCAGCCACGGCAACCGGGATGGATGCCTCATCCAGCACCACCAGGGCATAGGTAGTGGGTATCTCACGCTCACCATAGTAAGCATGCAGCAGTTTCGCAGTGGCTGGTACGATTTCGAGCATCACGATTTAACCCCAGTCTCGAATGTGAGAACCGCTGCAAGCACAGTACACGGGCGCGGTGCTGCGGCTTTCAGGCATAGGCGCGCATCATTGCTCCATTCCCCCGGAAACTCTATGAACTCTTGATCATAGGCTGCATGTATGGTATTAGTTCCGACAGCTGAATCGTCTTCATAGAGAGGCAGGCCATCCATGGTTGTGAAATCAGGGCCAAATTGAAGACCCTGAGCATGCGTATCGGCCAATACAATCCCCATGCGGAATACGCGTTTTGGATATGTCAGCAATATGGAATCTGACGCAAAAGCCAGTTTTGTGCTCTTCCACTGCGCCGTATAGGCCAAACCTATGGTAGCCGTGGTGACTGCTTCCGACAGCCCGGTGATCTGCCCACCGGAAACTACCTTGGTGCCAAGGTCTTTTCCGTTGCCCCACACCACCACAGTTTTTGCTTCCAGGTGCGACAGGCCAGTGATGGTAGTCGCAGCCGCGCCGGAATAAATCGCGAACGAGTCGGCAATAAAATTACCTGTGCCACCGTGCGCCTCAGATTCCAGTGCCCACAGTTCCAGATAGCGTTTTGTCACGCCGTTGATTGTCCGTTTGACCACGTAGTAGACTGAGTCTTCAATCGTGCCAGGCAACGTCACCACGTCTTCAACTATGCCGTCCGTGGATACCAGCAGCCAGCACAGTACTTTTTCAGCGGTGTTGTAAACGAGCACTGCTACCTTGCCATCCGAACGCACGCAATGCACGCGGGTGTCGGGCTGACGTTGCACGGCAACGTGAAGAATGGAAGGCTCACCAACTTCCGGCACTGCCGCCGTGAGATCAACAGACCTGTAATCACCAGCTTCGAGATCAAAGGCCAGTTCCATCAAGCGTGTGCCGTTACGTTGAACGTACAGACCGCGACTGTCTATCTTGACGGCAATGGAAGAGGACGATCCCTGATTGGACGCGTCCTTGATGTTGAAATTACTTGGGGTCAGCAATTCGTCAAACGAGGTGGCGCGTACTGAAAATTCCGCACCCTCGGCACCAACAAGTAGCCTTTGCATGGGCAGAATCCAGTTTATGTCATCCACGGGGCCAGAGCCGATTGTCCGGTTTATCGGGCCAGCGTCGCCCTCGTATAAAGGGTCGTGATTGTAGAAGTCATCTGATACGGAACCCCAAATTCCGTTTTGCCCAGCCCACCAAAGACGCCCCTCATAGAACGCAACCGAACCGGGGAAACCGTTATTGGTTGACCACATACCCTCGCGCCAGTCCGTAGTAATTGACGTGTCCCCTAGCTCTGTCAGCACTTCAGCTGACACCACCGTGGGGCTTGTATAGCCAGTTACCCGTACAACACCAGTGATATTGCCCAGCGCGTAATCGAGTGTGGCTATTACGGAACCTGATGTGTAATTGCCGGTCTTGATGCCAAGGCGGTAAAAAACAATTTGATTGTCCAGTGCATCTGCAAAAGTTATACCTTGATTCGTGGTCCAACTTGTCACGTCAACCCATGAACCAATCGTGCCCACGGAACGCTGCAGCGTCACGGTCGCCACCCACGTCCCTGAGAGCGATATTGCGAAGCGTCGTTCTTCCCCGATACCATTAACCTGTATTGCGCTGGTGAAAGTATTTTGGGCCGATAGCGCTGCAGTGGCGCGCTGGCCTACCGGGGTAAGGCTGAACAGGCACGCGACATGGTTTGCATTGAATAGCGAACGCGAAGCAGTCAGCGTGATATTGCCGCTGGTGGCGCTGCCGACTAAAGTTATATCGCTGGTATTGGCATTAAAAAATGGCCCGTTGTCTGAGAGAAACCAGACCAATGACCATGAATCAGCGTTGCGTCGCTCAATCTTGCGCTGCAGGAAACCACTGCAAGCGACGAACAATATGTCACCGCTTTGATCACTTCGGATGCGCCGCAGATTCGCTGTTGTCCATGGCGCCGGGATTGTCATGATGCCTGCTGCCTCTACCGTGCATGAATCCACCAACACGATGCGTTTGAGCACGCTTCTAAACCTGATATGGAAATTACCAGTCGGCGTGAACGCCAGTGAGTGATAGCCAGTTTCCAATACGGTTTCCGCCAGGTATTCATCGCCCCCTGCGGTGGACCCTACGCGCAGCGTCACCGGGCCGCGAGAGATCACGATACGCAGGGCATGCCTTACGCTCAAGTCACCACCGGCCACCGTAACCTGCTGATCACGAACAGCAGAGGCCGTGCCGTTGCCTGTAAGCCCCATGTACCCGCCTGTTTGCCAGGCGCTTGTCGCGCCAATCTCGTCGTTGTCTGTCCAGCCTGTCAAGTCTGTGTTGAACGCGCCATTGGTGACCGCAGACGAAACCGCAGCACGGGTAATTGGCACTTCGTCAACCCACACGCGCATAAGCACGTTGGTAAGTTCGATGAGCGCGGTATCGTCAACGGAGAAAATGAACGGCAAAAAGCGCGCCTGATTGTTGGTATCAGTGGACCCGAGAAACTCCGTACCGGAACGCAGCATCATGGAACCCAAGTCTCGCGGCATCCAGTTTTCCATTACCTCAGCAGAAAACGCCAACCGCTTCAAGTCCATTCGCGCCAGCGCCAGTTTGCTGACCAAGCCGCGATTGAATGCGACAAAAGCGGTTTCGTTTTTCATGGTGTCGTCAACCTGTGAGCTGTCCGCGATTGCCACGGTCACGGCGGCTACGACCAAGCCGCGCCTGTGACCATGACCCCTGCGGTGGGAAGGCAGTCGCTTCATTCATGGCGTCGCGGCTGCGCGCCTCACTACGCCGCAGCAGCATCAGCTTGAAAAGCCTATCCTGTTTCTTCTCATCCTGCGTGAGGGACAGGTTCACCTCATACGCCAGGTAAGCTGCTACAAACTTGGTAAAACCGGGGGGCCACAGGTCGTAGTCCTTGCCGTAGGTAGTAGCGTTAGAGACGTAGCGAACGTAGATCGGGGCTGCGTTGGTAAACCATAGGCCCGCCTCTTCCATGTAATCCAGCATGGGCGGGTTGAAAGTTTCTGACGCGGAAAGCCCCGCCGTTCTGATCCAGTCCAGAGGCTTGTCGAAAGTGTAGGTGAAGCCAAAGGCCGGCACTGTTACTGCAGCCGTAACCTCTACCGCGCGCATTGCAAAGTTCCACAGACCCTGTTCAAGGCACGCGTCCACCGCACCATCGTTCCAAATATCATCAAGCAAGCGGCGCGGCTCACGTGCCTCTGCCAGGCTGGCAAGCCTGCGCTCACCGGCCAGCCGTAACGCTTCGTTGTAGAGACCTAATTGTGTTGCCACTCCATGCCCCTATTGCGCACGCGCAAATTCCTGCAGCCAATTGTGCGCCTCACCCTTGGTTTCCAGCCCTTCACGGACAGGCGAATTATCCGACTTGCGGATAACGCAGAACTTCAAATGCGGACCACGGTGCTTGATTTCGTAGCTGTCAAATTTGTCGGATTCGGTCATGTCCACGTCTTGCGTAGTCAACCGCACCTCAACGAGTTTCTTGGTCTTCACCCATGTTCTGCCAGCGGTCAGCACCAACAGTTCAGCATACCAAATGCCATCATCCGTGCGTACCGTGATCTTGTCATAGGGGCGCATGTGTGATGCTACGTTAGCCAGGAACGCCGGGGACATCACATTTTCCAGCGTAGTGTTGGCCTCTACCGTGATAGTCCACGACGTATTTGCGAACTCAGACTGAGTGCAGCGTGCTTGATTCAAATTCATGAAAATCTCCTGAAAATAAAAACGCCGGGAAGTTGAATCCCCGGCGTTTGATTTGACATTAAGCGAATGTCGAGGTAACGAGAGAACCAGTCGAAAGGCTGGCCCCGCTGGTGCTCACACCGGTGATAGCACCCGTGAAGGTGATCACACTGGAACCAGCAGACGTGAACTGCACACCGAACATCATGTCACCAGGGCGCATGCCCAAGCTCTTCCCATCCGTGAAAAAACCGGATGCGACGATGTCAGTAGTTGCATTGGTGGAGCTATAGAACCAGAGTCCGCCACCCTGAGCGCTTGGCGCGCTTGGGGCAGTAGTCAAACCCGTGGTGCCGTGGTTTGCTCCAATACCCTGTACAAGAGCACGGGGCGGATTGGAGACGGAAGACGCAGCAGTAGAACCTGAATAAGCCATGATAGTCTCCTATTAAACAGCCGCGTAGGCGCTGCCGTCATGGTTGATAACCACGATACCGCTGTTTTGCAGCAGTTTCGCACCCATGAAGACCGAAGCCCTGGCGTAGGAATAGTCCTGTTCTTCATCGTAGCCGACAGGTGTTTCCACACCCCCGGTGTTGGCAGCGTGGCCAATAGCACTCTTATGGTACAGGAAGCACTTCTCGGCGGCTGTCGCCTTACCCGGCAAATTCGGGTGTTCGATGATGAGGCAGTTCCTCCACCGATAGGCCATGGGCTTGTCCCTCCACGACATTTCCTGCCCTGCGTAAGGCTTCATTTCAACATACTGCGCATTCGCGAATTCCGGGGCCTGTTCGAGATAGGCCAGGAATGCCGGTGTGCACAGCAGCGTGATGTTTGAATCCCACGGTACGCTGTTGTTGCCAAGAATCACCCGTGCGTGTTGAAACATGGACACACTACCAGTAGCCGCAGCACCGGTATCGTTTGTGGCCGTGTTCAACTCAGTGATGATCATGTTATCGATTTTGCGGTTGATAACACCCATTGTGGTGTCCTGCATGATCGAGCGTTGACTGCCTTGAGAGGCAAAGACGTTGAAACCGGTCTTGCGAACCAGGTCGTGCCATTCTTGCAACACAGCAGAGTTCTGCGTGTTGTTGTCAGCACGGGCCGGGATAAGGCCATTCACGCCTCGGGTAACAGCTTCAGCAGCGCCAGAGTCCGCCACCAGGAATACGGCTGTATTCCCTTTGATGACTGCCTCAGTCGTCACGGTTTCGCGCAAAAGCGTCTGCTTTTGTTCAAATCCGGCGATAAATTCCTGCCGATACTGTGTTTGGAATGCGGTATCTGTCATTTCGTTCTCCTAAAAAAGGTTTACGCCTTTTGTTTGGGTTGTCCGAAACGGGTGCGACAGGGTTGTCAGCTTG